CATTAACCGAAGAAACGATCTTAGCGCCCGATCCAATAGCAGGAGAAATGTACTCGATAGAACGAATCGTCAGTCTTTCACTGGCAGACAGTTGCAGACCACGGAACTCGATGTATGTGCCATCATCGATAGTCTGATAGATCACATAATCAATAAATGGTTTCTGGAAGACGCCATTTCTATTGACGATCAGACCAACTTCCGATACAGGAGTGTAGAACTGAGTGCCAGAGCGAAGAGGATGGGTTTTAGAACCATCTTGAATCGGATTTTCATCCAAAGTATCAATAACGATGTCCGCAAAACCAACCATGTAGATGATTGAGGTTGTATTGGGGTCATCTGTACCAAGTCTTTCTCTAGGAGGTGTTGAAAAACGGATTGTATCGCCTTCAACGTAATAATCCTCACCAGGAATCTGTGCTACGCCATAAACACGCACAACAAGGTGATCTGCCGAGACAGGTTGAATCGGTTCACCAAGGAATCGCAGATCAAAGGTGTTTTGGACGCCATCGAAGTATTGGAACGGTGATTCCAGAAGTTGTTCTTTCTTCTTGAACTCTTCGGTCGAAATACCAGGGGTCAGAATCGCATCGGGACCTCTAGTCAGCGATTCGTAGTAGATGACTTCATTATCGATCAGGATGCTGCCATCTTTCTCGATAAATCCATCAATCGACTCAACCTCAATGAGGTCTTCGTCGAAACCGATGTCCTTGAGCAGTGTGGTGCCTGCAGAGAGTGTTCTCTGCGAATAAGAGTCAACGTCCAGGTAGAGATTGACGTTATTGAGAATGTCAAAGGGCCTGCCTGTCTTTTCCTGTGACTTGTAGTATTCAAACAGGAAGTTTACGAACTGCTGATCCTCTTCCCTGATAAAATCAGGTACCTGATAAGCAACTCTGTCAGATACGTTGATGTTCTTTTGCATTTATCTTAGAAACAAGACTCGAACTCGGGATACACGAACGTATCCGTGGGATAATCAATGATATTTATGTCGGTCGCTCCATAGTTCCAGGAGTCGAAGTTGTTAGGATCGAAGGGCGATGTCACGTTATTGTTGGTGTTGTAATCAATGGGGAAAACACCAGGATTAAAGATCGCAGGATCCACGCCAGGGGGAATGACGATAGAAGACGAATAGGGGTTGACCGACACAGGAAGGCGTTCTGTACCGTCTGGTGTACCTGCAATAGCAATGGGTCCAACACAGACAATACCTGAGGAATAGTCCACAGTACCGACGTTATTATTCAAAATGAGTTCTTTCTCGTTTCTTGTTGTAACGAGCATCAATGACCCTCTACCATCGTCTCTGATGTTTACAGGAACGAGAGTTTCTTGATCCACACTAACGATCGTATTCGCAACCTGAGTGGTGCTGATTCCACCAGCAATCAGGTCTACAAGATCTGCTGTATATCCTGTAGCGTAGAATACGCCCGATTTTACGGACGAGAAGACAGGTGCACACTGATTACCATCACCATCATTGCCTGTCAGGTCATTGGGGTTATGAATGGGGTTACCAAAATCCAGACACTCGGTAAATACGGTACCGAAAGCGAAGTTTTCCAGATTTTGACCCAAAGAGAGTTGAGTAACGCTACCAGAGATGCAGGGATTGGTCGCATCCAGCATAGAGCTGTATTTTGAACCTTCAATACGACCACCAAAGCGATTTGATTGTCCAGCAGAGTTATATTTGTCAATACTGCGGAGAAGATCGGTCTGAATCTCTGCCGAACTCTTCACGGTGCAGTTTCCATCATAGTAAACCCAAGATTTTGGAACAACAAAGAACGAAGTTGGGTCTGTGATGACAGGCTCGATCGATGCCATTGCATATGGCAGAAGATTGTTCTTAATCTGCGTCTTCGTCGTTGCATTCAGTTTTGTGCCCGACTTAGAACGGATAGCGATGTACACTTTTCCGTAAATCGGCGGGTTCAACTTCTCACCACCATATGCAGTAACTGATGCTGCTTGGGGATAGATCTTTTTAGTGATGAACTCATAATCAGACTCAGTTACAGCACGGTTTTGTGTTGCAAATGATCTGGGAGCATTAAACTTGATGCTCAGAGGAGATTCACGGACCTCAGCATCAGTTGCAGCATCAACAGTTGTGATAATAATGTTCTGAGGGGGAATAGGACGACCCTCGGAGTCAACAATCAGACCAGTAAATGCAAAATCGGTACAACCGTTTGCTTCTGGACCTGCAGTGCGAATATACTCAATGTTAATAACCTCACCATTGAGCAGTTTACGCCCCAGGACGCCATCTCCGAAGATAATCTTATATCTGAGGTCATCTGCTTCCTCAAGGAAGTATACGCGACTTCCTTGGTCGAGGTTGACAGCGTTTCCAACGGGAGAATACTCGTCAGTTTCTTGAGACTGTACGTTAGGACGTACAAATATTCTCATGAGTTCGGTATCGACGTTCTCCGAAGGAACGATAAAGTCCTGATCCTTGGTGTCATCAACTGTATACTCAAAGTTGAGTAGGTTTCCTTGGTAGAAGATGACTTTACTAAACTGAGCAAGTCCTGTTTGGGGATCTACAGAAACTTGAATATCGCTTCTAACCGCAAAGATAAAAGTATCAGTCAGGTTCCTAGAAACAAACACATCTCCCTTTCTGAGAGTGACGGTTTCGGGGAAGTTTGCAGAAGAACCAACAGCAGAGGTTTGAACGCTGATACGAACGCAAGCTCGTGCTGCTTTGATGGATCTTGGAGTATAGTTGAGTTGCTTAGCAACACGGACAATGTTATCTCTAACAGTTGCCGACTCAAGGAAAGTCTCGTTCAGTGCCATATTGGCATTGAACGCAGAGTAGTACGTGTTGTATGCTAAAATATCAATCAGATAAGAGGCAGACGATCCCTCAAAATCATAATCACTGAACTCATCACGAGTTCGTAGATATGACTTGATTGATTCCTTGATCTCAAAGAAATCAAGGGATGTAAGTTGAGAGGGTACGGCTGGCATGTTATGCGACCTCTAAGAGGAAATCTACAGTTTGAGTTATAGTTTGACCGATAATGATATATTCAATAGTTACGTTAAGTTCGTAACCATCAGGGTTTTCGCGGATGAATACATTTTGAAGTTCAACCCTTGGTTCTAGTCTTTCAACAGTGTTTCTGATCTCTGTCTTCATTTCTTCCGCCAAGAACACATCAAAGGGTTCAAAGAGAAGACTTTTGATTCTGGAACCAATCCCAGGTTGGAAAGGACGTTCACCAAACGTAGTGAGCATCAGGTTTCTGATGGACTGTTTGATTGCGTTCTCATTTTTAACCACACTAAAATCCTTAGTATTGGGATTTGCCTTGAACGAAACTGCAAGGTCTTTGTACCCTCTACTAAGGAACTTTTCAGATCTAAATCTATAAGCGGGCATTAGAGACGTTCAACGTAATCATCGAACCCATTTTTACCACCACACCATTTTGAAAGACGATCGTTGGGTGGATCGTTCTTGTGTGCTAACCTCAGATATTTATCAGCTTTCGGGTCAGTGATTAGTACCCTTGTGCCGAACTGTTGCTCCATGATGCTAGGCACATGGTCAGGTATCGGGTTGTTAGCCATCTGTTTCTCTTGCTTAAGGATCAACAGAACTTTTTAAGCGGTTGCTATCGCTCGAAGTTATTTATCACGCCAATCCCAGTGGTTATTTGGTCTCTCCCACCAGAAGTGCAGATCTTGCTCATCATCGTCGTAATATTCACCAACGAAATCGCTCTTGAACTTACTATGAACGTTTTCGCACATTGCCACAGTGTATATCTCTTTCGTACTCAGTCTACGGATTGATTTTGTGATCCAAGTATAGTTGCCACCTCGGATAACACCTGCCTCAATCAAAACAAACTTTTTGAACCGATCTTTCCAACGGTGGAAGTTCTCCAGAAAGTCAAGTTCATATTCAACTTTCGATTCGTCTGGAAATGGCACGTTGACGGATTCGATGTGATAGATCTCACCATCAATCGTCAACGAGTGCGCCATGTGTTGAGTAATGATACTCGAATAGTCTGGGGAGACACAAAGGAATAGCGTATCACTCGGATGCCAGTCTGGTTTCTGAACCATGATCTGATGAACGACCGATTGGATCAGTGCCATCTCTTTATCTTGAGAGATGTAATACAGACTTTTATGGAGTGCGCTATACATGGTTAGATATTCAGAAACAGTTGGGTTATGTGTTTATAATCTTCATGATGATATTTAAGAAACTCGCGGAAAGTCATTTTCATTTCTCTTTGGGACATTCCACAATGGTCGGCAGCAGCGGGCAGATTCATGGTTGCCCGAAAAAGACCCCAGTTAGCCTCATCAACTAACTGGGGTGTAGTTTTAACTTTGCTCATCCCTTACCTTGACCCCGATAACGCTTCTTCCGACCATTACGAGAGGTGGCAGACAGTTTTGTGTTTGCACTGCGACCTTGACGAGTCCGCTTCGGAGGACCCGACTGGAAGATAACCCGAGAAGAACCAACTTTAGCTTTAGCAGGCATAGTATGTGTCGTGTGGTGGACTTGAATATTATAGCACGATCCGATCAGGACGACCAGACCGTAGCAGATCCCCATGCCACAACCGAACTACACGGATATGACCATCCAGGAAATCCGATTCCAAGGGGATCGAGCATTCTGCCAACAGGCAGTTTTAATGCAAAGACCGTGAGTGTAGTTGTGAATAGAACCCTGGGGTGACCTACACCACCCGCATCCTCAATCGTTAAGATTGAACATGGGATTGGTGTGGGAATAGGACAGACGCTGGTTCCGCATGGACACATGTATATAATAATGTTTGTACATGTGCTGAAATGGGGGGTGAATGTATCTCCCAACAAATAAATCGGAAGGAAGTGTACAAGCACCATTGCTCTCAGAGGATTGAGGGCAGATAGTGGCACCAATGGATATGGTGGCCACCAACATGTAAAATCTTTGACTTTGATTGTATATGGGATCGGCGGACTACCACACCCCTGAGTCGAGTGAATAGTAGGGGGCAAGCACAATCCATGACCACTACAGGGCAGTGCATTATGCGCCGCAACAGGTTTTAGAAATCCATATGCCATTAGAATCCAGCTCCAATAACGCTTTGGATGCCAACGTCGCATTCACTGAAGTATGGGTTGCTCAAATACTGAACTGCCTTGGAATAAACAATGGTCGCACCTGTTAGGTAGTTCCGCACTTTCATCTGACCGACATATGGTCCTAAAACAAAACTTGGATTACCACCCTGCATTCTGCCTGGTTGTACTGCAATAGAAACGTCGTTGACATTCTCAAGAGCCGCACAGATACTCATGAGTTCGGGTACTTGATCATATGTAGTACCCGCAATAGGTTGTCCGTTAGCATCCCATCCGCAGAAAACATCCAAAGGACCATCTGAGGCAGTAACACCACGAACATAAGTGTCCCAACATTCATTTGGGGGCGCACCGTTTTCCCAAGGTTCTGCTTCAATCGCAGTAATGTTGGTAGAGTCGCTAAAGTTCTCAGTTGTCGATGTCCCATCTGGTTCTCCAGTTTGAGGATCCGTATTTGGAGTCGTAAAACTCCAAGTCCAAGGACCAACTAAGAAGTTGGGGGTATAAGTTGCAATATTGTCGTGCAACCAGAGTTGGAACTGTTCAAACTCCGAAAAACTTGACCTGTTGTAGTCAAATGTGTTCTCATCTAGTCCAATGGGCACAAAGACATAACCAGGACCGTTAGGATCGCGGTAACAACGTCCTTGAATACCTCCACGGAAGCAAGGATGGGTCTTTGCGAGTCCAGAAACCTTTCTGGTAGGC